ACACGATTACTTTTTCAGTAATTAATTGTAAATAATCTTTATCACTAGAAACTATAAATGCTCTATCATCTGGGTTAACGGGTAATGTAGAGCTTAAATAAGCAATAACATCATCTGCTTCCATTCCGGGGAACGAAATTGTTTTAACCGGGAGAGTTTGTAGATAATTAATAATACGAACTATTTGATTTACTTTAGATTCATCTTCTTCTTCTAAATCATCAAACAATGCATGTTTGGTAACTCGTGTTAGGTTTCTTCCCGATTTGTATTCCGGTATAATGTTTTTTCTATTGTGGGATGAATTCATTCCATCAAATATAACATATACTTGTGTAGGTTGGATTGTGCGAATTAAAGCTCCCAAAGAGCGAAAAAATCCTCCTAAACCCCCTACGTGGACTCCATTTGAATTTACAGCGTTTATAGCACTAAAATTTCTAAAGAAGAGGTTGAGTCCATCTATAAGTAGATATCTTTCTGATTGTTGTGTTTCTTCTCCATGTTCTTGAACATTATTTAGGAGATTTAAGAGGTCTTTTTTCATATATTAATCTTCGTTTTCAAATAAATCTGGTGTTGGGGCTTTTTCGTCCCATTCACTGTTGTCTTCTTGTACTGTGTAGTTACCTTGTCCTAAGATATCGGCCCATTCACTAGAATTTTCTTTTTTGTACTTATCTATTGCAGATGGTTTATCTGGAATAAATCCATGGACTGTACTTACAATAGTTCCCATAGTGGTAATACCATTGATGTGGTTTTTATCACAAGCAATTTTAGTACGCAATGCAAATTCAACTTTTTTCTTGTCTCTTACAGCATTGATTTTAGATGTACCTGCATTTGTAACATTACCAAATGTTAAACAAAGTGAAACATCATAGTAAAATGTATCTCCACCTTTATTCGTCATTCTAGGTTGTGACATTGGAGTTAAAGCCGGAGCAACACCTACTTTGTTTACAATAAACAAGGTATTCGTGTATTTTGAGCTTTCCTTACGAGACATTACAATTTGCTGGTTAATGAAATTACCGAATTGAGTTGCAATGGCTCCTGCGTTCCACATTGGGTTATTTTTACCTTGTTCAATTGACATTTGACATGGGATTGAACCTACTGAATCCCAAAGAAATAATAGATCATATGGTAAGTTACCTTTCTTTTGTTCCGTTAGTAAATCAATAATAAACGCAGCAATGTCTTCAATTGAATTTAGAGTACTTCTATCTCGGTAAATGAAAAATCCTGTTTGATCTACAATTTCACCTGTGTCTGTATCAACTATATCGTCAATTTGGAATCCCATTTTTTTCCAATGGTTCCAATCGTGTTTCATTTCAGTGATAATCAATACAGGTAACACACCCATTTTTTGAGCATTAACTGCTACTTCAATGGTCATAGTAGATTTTCCTGTGTTACTTTTCCCCCGAACCATAGTGTTGTGACCCATTGGGATTCCGGGGATAGATAGAGCTTCCTGCAATGCTGGGGAAAATGGGATCCATTTTTGCTCTTTAAATTTAACGTTAGACGCTAAACCTTTGTTTGCTTTAAATTTGTCTAAACTGAAGGCGGTTTTCAGTTCTTTGTCCGCCGCCTCTGTTAGCGATTTTCTTGTTGTTTTAGCCATAACTTATTTTAGGTTGATTAAAACGGCATATCGTCTTCATCATCAAATAATTCATCAAATGAATCTGCTTTTGATTTTTTAGCTGCCGGTTGAGCAGATAAGCTATAATTTGATTTAGCAGGGATTGCTGTTTCTTTTACTGGAGCTACTTCATCTTCTTCGTCTTCTTCTGGGGATAACCATTCTTGTAAAGCAGCTTTGATATCATCAAATGGAAGTGGTTTGTAAGATTCTTTTGGATTAGTTTGTTCTTCTAACCACAACTCAATTTCATTTTCATCTTTAGATAATGAAGATACTTTCATTGAAGGTGCAATGGTAGTTTTATTGTACTTTGTACCTGTAACATCTGGTCCAACTGTAACTAATTTAATGTCACGGCCAGTCATGATGTCTGTAAAGTCACCTACTTCTTCGTCTGCTGCCATTTGTAAAAATGCTTCGTAAACTTCTTTACCAAATTCCCACAATTGAACACCTTCAGATTCTTCACCACGTACGATTACAGGAGCAAAAATACGAACTTTAGGATCTAATTTTTTAGCTAGTTTCCAATTTTCTTTGTCATTTGTACCACGTAATTGTTTTGCAAATTCAGCAATTGGATCTTTTTCACCCCAGTTTAATGGAGAAGCAATTACTTTTTTACTTCCAATTCCATAATAAAATTTCATTTCTGTAAATGGAAATTCTTTATTGTACTTAAAAGGTACAACACGGATTGTTTGTTTACCAATTTGCGGTTTAAATCGCTTGGTTTGATTGGACGAACCACTTGAAGCGGGTTTCGACATAGATTCAAGTTTCTTCTTGATTGCATCTAGATTCATAATATAACTATTTTATTGTTTACAACGTTTAATATAATAACCTTTTTTCAAATAACCAAACTATAGTTCAATTATTTTATAAATTTTTGTATTTAATTGTTTAATCTCATTGTGTTGAGTTAACAATATACAATTTTTGTAATGTTGCCAGTTTACTGGGTATCTTGTATCTACTACTCCACCGTTTAATTTTTTAATTAACTCGTTTAAGGCATTTATAGTGTAAAGGGTATTTGATTCTTTTTTTCTATGTACTAGAATTGTGTTTTCAGGTATGTCATTTACATTACCTTGATCTACATTATAAGTAATAACATATTCATTATTACTTTTAACATGTAACACAAACATTTTATTGTACATGATAACGTACTTGCTTGATAACTCATTAATCAAATCCTCAAGATCTGTTAACGGGGTAAAGGTGCAAAAAAGTCTGTTATTCATTAATGTAAAATCTATTGACTGATCAAAGTCATATTGATTATACGTATGGCAAGGTTGTTCGAGAGTGTTATACATAACTTTTATTTTAATTTGTGGTAGTTTATACCTCTTTTGGTTTTTGTTTGCAATTTATATTTATTAAATATTCCTACCACTTTAAGCATTACTTCTGGTTCATTTTGATCGAAATCAAATAAAAACGAATCGTAAACATATAGTACAAGTTTAGTATTTTTCCCTCGTAATATTTTAAAAATATCCCACAATATAAGAACATTATTTGCGGTCTCCAAGTTCTGTAACACATAATTTAAAAGTTTTTGTGGATTCATTTCATCCATTTCACTTTTTATAAACCTATGTTTTGAAACAGGACATTCAATGTATCCTCCATAATTAAAAGAATCCCATAAATCATCTACATATGCTTGTACTTTTTGAAAGAATTCTAAATCTCTATATTCTTTCCAAATACCGCCATAAAGCTGTTTAAATGTTATTTCCTTTGATTGTTTGTAGTCCACTCCATACATCTGAGCAAAAGCCATATGAATATCATCACACTCGAAAGTGTAATGTAATAGGTTAGCAAGAAGGGTAGGATGGTAAGCACTAATATCCATTTCAATAAAAATATCGTTGCGTGGTATAAAACATTCTCTTTCTCCATTATCTTTATTTAAAGCTGAAAAATTTATATTATTAAAAGTGTTTGATGGTCTTGTTGTTAATGTGTTTAGGTTATATTGCGTGTAGATAAACTCGTTTGTTTCTTTATTGAAGTACTGCTCGAATTTAGTTTGGTCTACTTTTATCCCCGCTCTCTCTAGTTGATTAAACACGAGTGCTGCTTTGTTGTAAAACGGGTTAAACCTTATTTTTTCGTAATTTGCAAAATTTTGTTCACATACCTCATAGTGTTTTACAATCGGTACTATTGTATTTAAATGTGGAACATTTGGGTGTTTATTGTAAATATGATTGTGAGCTTGTGTTAATTTAGGTATATACGTATGGGGGGAGGGTGAGGGTTGGTTACAATGCTTAAGAGCAAAGTAATGTAAAAATTCTTTTCTATCCCTTACATAAATGTATTTTATACTATTTAAAATTGATAAACAATCCTCTATTGTTGAATTTATTGTTTCACTATGATTTATTGGTATAATATAACCTTTTGTATCATCTTTTGGACGAATGTAAATAGCACATATATCGTTTTCAACAGGGTGTAAATTATGGGAAGTAGGTATTACTTCAACATAAGCTACTTCATGTTTAATTTGACAAAGTATGTCTATTTTTATTTGATCTTCTATAAGCCAATACATGCTTTAAAGATACAAAAAATATTTTATGATTCCAAGGAAAAATTAAGTAAAATTATTTTTAAAATATTGAGAAAAACCGTACCATTTTAAATTTTGTTCTACTCCTTTAACCGTATTAGAATTTGATTCTATATTGTCAAGTTGCCAAACTATTTTAGTAGGTGAATATAAATCATATGCTATTTCAGGATCTTGGCTTATTAATTTATTGTAAGTATCCTTGCTTATTTCTAAATAAATTAATTCATTGTTTTTTTTACAAAAATATTTTGTATAAACTCCTCTATTATAGTCATCGTTAGTAGGTCTAGTTATGGAAAAAATAGGTAAAAATCTAGGTTGGATTTTAATAGGATAAATTTTTGTGTTAAGTCCTATAGGATATGGTGTACCATCGGATCTTGTGGGGACATCGTTTACTGCAGTGATAGCTTGAGTATAATCTTTATCGGGTTGAGTAAAAAATGTGGGGTTTTCAATATCACCAACATCTGGAGTAGATGGGTTGAATGGTTCAAGTTCTAAAGGAACTCCATCATTTGGGTTTTTTCCAGAATATATTCTTCCATTTGATACTGTGTAATAAAAGCCAGTATATTGTTCTTTAGAAGATTTATATATAAGTTCTCCTCCACTAGTGTATAATTTAGTTTTTATTTGGGATTTTGGGTAATATGCCATGATAATAAATATTTAAAATATTACTCTACAAAAACCTGCTACATATTTCCACCCATAACTTAAAATACTTGATTTATAAACAAGTCCACCTCCATCTCTTGGGTCTTTTACAGAACAATTACCTTCAACTGTTGAAACATCAATAAGTTTTCCTCCAGATACTTTTACTCCAACAACTAATCCAATATGTCCTCCTGTAGGATAATTAAAGGAAATCATATCTCCAGGTTCTGGGAGGGTAGTACCAGCTTTAGCTTCTGTAAAGTTAATAAATTGTTTTTTTGCTTTAAAATAATTATTTGTAGCCGATACACTTCTTGAAAGTGGGTTTAATTTTCCTTGGTTTAATTGAGTATTCCAAATAGATAAATAATCAGTAGTTGATGGAACTAAAGCATTTCCTACAGTATAAGCATCTTTCCAACATAAATTAGTAAAGCAGTTACACCAAGCCATTGGTGAGCTCCATTTCATATTAATATCAGACCAATCCTTCATTTTTGCTTCAAATTTTTTATCATGCCATCCTAAATTATTTCCTGCTACTTCATTATTTCCAACATATGAAAATGCTATTTTAACTATTCGTTTTCTTAGTTCATTTGTTACACCTGAAAGTGCAACTAAGTTATCGATAGTTTCAAGTGGTAAAGCTATTGAAGATACTGGTCCATTAGGTCCTGAGGTTCCGTAAGTTCCAAGTTTTCTATCTTCACTTTCTGCAGGGGGATTTGTTGTGGTGATTTGGGTTGTTGTGAAATTAAATCCGTGTTGGGTTTGTGGGTTAAATGGCATATTATTTTATTTTAAAATAGAACTTTACAGAAACCTTTAATAGTTGAAAGTGAAACTGATGGTTTATATTGGGTTCCTCCACCATCTCTAGGATCACTAGATGAGGTGTTTCCCCCTATGGTTGAAATACTTGTTAATTTACCTCCAGTAATTTGAGTAGCTGCAACTATTTCAATATGGCCAAAGTTAAATACAACCATATCTCCAGGTTCAGGGAGCTTTGTTCCTGCTTTAGCTTCCGCAATTGTGATTGATTGTCCTATAGCAGCAAACCCATTCAATGTGTTGAATACTCCAGGGGTAAGAGGTTTACCATACGCCCCTTTATTAAGTTTAGTATCCCAAGCAGATTGGTATGAGGTTGTTGGAGGAACTAGAGAATTACCGGTTGTATAAGCTTCGGTCCAACATAAATTAGTAAAATAATTACACCATGCATGTGTTAATTGCCACGGAACTTTTAAACTTTTCATTTTAACTTCAAATCTAGGATCATACCATCCTAAATTATTTCCAGGAAGTTCAGATTGACCTACGTACGAAGCTGCTATTTTAATTATTCGTTTTCTTAAATCATTTGTTGTACCTGAGTTGGTTACTATTTGGTCAATTGCAGTTAAGGTTAAAGCGTATGGGCCTGCTGGTCCACTTGGTCCTGCGGTTCCAAAAGTTCCTTGGGCTTTAGGTCCAGTTCCACCAACGGCTGTAATATTAGTAGGAGCACCATTGGTAGCATTTCCACTCGGTGCAGAAACTTCTATTATTCTTGGGTCATTGCTTGATTCTCCTGTATTTGATGGTTTTGGAATAGTAGCTAAACTAGTTTTTCCTATAACCGTTGTTTGGATTTCTGTAGTCCAGTCATTTCCTTTTAATTCATGGCTAACTCCGGTTACTAAAAAATCTAATGCATTACCATAATTACTAGGTAAAAATCTAGTATCTATACTTAGTTTATTGTATATCTGTAATCCAGATATTCCATCTAAGGTAAAATTAAGTTTAAATGGAATAAAACCAAGAGTACCATTTTGATTTCCTGGGGAATTTGCAAGTAAATATTTGTAATATTCGGTAACAATAGAAACATTCTTTTTAATTAGATCTTCACTAAACTTACCAATTTTATCTTGAGTAAAATCTCCATCTAATCCATAACATAAATTAACCCATCCTATAAAATCTTTATCATAATTATCTTTAGGTTCTATATCAGTATAATTTGGGCTAGGTGGGATTAATTCTTTATTAAATCTATCTATTAATCCGCTATTAAGTTTTGAAAATGAAACAGCTTCAGTTCCTTTAACATATCCTTTTGCTGTAGCTCCAACAGTAGCTATAGATGCTAGTTCGGGTGTGATGGTAGTTTTAAGTTCAATATTTCGAGCAAAATTTGAGTCATTTCCAAAATATCCAAAAAGTTCAAGAAAAGTTGAATCTCCTGGGATTTCTTGAGGGATTGGGGTAGTATCTATTATATTTATTATATTAGTATTTTCAGTAACTATAGGTTCAAGATTATTAACACCACCTAAAGCTCTATTAATTCCATTACATATTTCAGTTAAAAATGAAAATAAATTTGTATCTCCTCGTTCATCAGTAGTTGAAGAAAGACATTGAGCTACAAATTCAGTATTAAGGTATATATTCATAGGATATGCCTTATTGTAGTTATTTTGATCAAAAAATGATTCTAATCCATCAAATGCCCTTTGAGATTTTCCATTATTTTTATCAAAAATACCATTTTTAACTATACACACCATAGGATCAGCTGATATAGTGATTGGAAGGGTGTACATCATACTGCTGTTTTCTCCGTATGCTATGTCAATTAATGGTGGTTTTTCAGCTCCATTATCTATTAATGGAATTATTTTATCTCTAATAAATTGGAGTAAATATCCAAATTTTACATAATATTGAGGTGAGGTAGCTAATATTTTAAATGCTACTTTTGCTGGAGCATCTGAAATTGGGTTAGAAACTGTGTTAGTTGATGTTGCTGTGGAAGGGATTTCTGTAAAATCATTATAATTTTGAGTTAATGTTCCTGTAACTCCTAGGTAGTATGTAGGGGTGCTTCCATATGTTTCAATATCGGTAATGGTAAGTGATGCCCCTGTTTTTAGATTATATCTTTTTACTAATTCGTTTTTAGCGTCTGTTAAAGGATCAGTTCCTGAAAAGGCTTTAATTTCTTCAACATAGGTCATAGCTCCACCTACAACAACATCAGGAGTTCTAAATTTATATGATTTTGTAGATGAAGTAAGAGTTGTTACATTATTGTTAATAAACTCACCTACTTTAACTTTTTTTCCATCGGTTAATGTTATACTAATTTCACTTTTTGCTCCAGTATCTACTGAGTCAAGATATGTCCATAACCATAGCATGGAGTTAAGTAAACTAGAGGATTTATTTCCTTCTACTGTTTGTGCTGCTACCGGAGTATATGTACTAGATTTATTAACATCTTCTAAAAATGTTACTAATTTACGATCAATTGAAATATTAGTTTTTAGTGATTCAATAATATCACCCATACTTAATATGGTTATATTGATATCATATGAACCATCTTTATTAAACGTCCAATTAAAATTAGAGACAGTTCCAAGAATTCCATCATAGTTTCCACAATAAAATTCACGTTTGGCTTCTATATTAGTTAAAATATTTAAATAGTTAGATGAGGTAAAAAAGGAATCCTCTATAACAGTATTTAAAACAGGTTGTACATCTCCATTTCTATCTAAATAAAATGCATTTCCCCATTCTAACATTACAGTATAACCTAAACGTAAATAAAGTAAATTAATAGTTTCAAATTGATCTTTGCTATGAACTTTAAGATTAACATTTGCTTTTTTTAATGAACCCCTATTTAATGATTTAATATCTGCACTTACTATTCCAGCCATAGGGACAGGTCCAAATTCACTGTCTTGATATATTTTATTTCTTCCTTCTTTTTGTATTAATGAAGATCCATCAAAAATAGAAGTTCCACCAAATAGTATATTATTTTTAGCTAATCCCATTCCTTTAAATAATGGAGATAACCCTGAATTAGTTAATACTTCTGAGGTAGTGCTAGATCCAGATGCAAGTTTTACCCAAGCATTATTTCCATTTAAAAAATGGATTTGTTGAGGGCTTCTGTTTGAAGCAGTGCCACTTCCATGGAGATTTTGACGTTTTTCAATTTGTTTTCTAACGTATCCTAGTGGTGTTTTTCCTAAAATTCCAGCCATGTATATAAATATTATTTAAAGGAAGAATATAAATTTACAGCAGCTAAAGCTTGATTATAGACTGTTTCATTTCCTGTAATGATATCACAATCAGTTAATGTTCCATTTTTATATGCTGGGAGGGTTCTAGCTCCATATCCGTTCCAATCTCTATAATACCTCCAAGCCCATTGATTTGGGTCATCAGCTTGGGCAAACATATTTCTTTCAATTATTTTAGAAACTAATGGGATTAATCCTACTTTTAAACTAGAAAAACTATAATAGAATTTTACTATACCCGTTCCACCTTCAGTAGCTTTAACTTTTCCATTAACATCAGAAGCAGTAAATACTTTAAAACCAGATGCTTCTACTCCTGTAAGGTTATTATTAAATCCTTTTATTTTTCCTCCAGATCCTTGTTCTCTAATACCTACAGATAATGCAGATGTAACAACTCGTTTTTTAATTTGTCTAGAAGCTCCTGGGATCATTGTGTTAACTAGGGCATCAGCTGCTTGAATAAATTCTTGGTATGTTGCTAAAGTTGTGACTCTAGCTACTTCTGGTTTAGAAGATAAATTTACTGAAACTGTTGGTAATGATGTAGCTGGGGCTATAACTGGTTGAGTTCCACTCCATTTTACTGATTTAGGGTAAATTGTATCTACATTGTTTGGAGAAGCTAAACCACATACTGTATCTGGGTTTTGTCCTGTTGAAGGAGCTGATCCTCCAGTACTTGAAACTATTACTGGTTCAACTTTAGGAGCACTTTTAGTCTCAGTTTTGTTTCTAGTTGGGATAACTGATGCTGATGTTTTGGGCATGGCTGTTGAAGTAATATCTGTTAACCAGGTATTTCCTTGAAGAGAATGATTAACATTAGTTACTATAAAATCTAAAGCACTTCCATAATCTTTAGGTAAAAAATTAGTATCTAAAGTTAATTTATTATATATTTTTATACCTGAAATTCCATCTAATGTAAAATTAAGTTTAATTGGGATAAATCCTACAGTTCCTGATTGGGGGTTAGATGTTGATTGTTTAGCTAATAAATATTTGTAATATTCTGTAACAATAGATACATTTTTTTTAATTATACTGTCTTCAAAATCACCTATTTTATCTTCATCAAGGGCTCCATTTAAACCATAACAAAGTGTAATCCATCCTATAAAATCTTCTTCATAATTTACTTCTGGGTCATTTGCCGGGGTAGTAGCTAAGTTTGGGGGGATTAATTCATTATTAAAACGATCAACTAAACCATTATTCCATCTTGAAAACGCAGTAGCTTCAGTTCCTTTAACATAGCCTGATTTAGTAGCTCCGGCTGTTATCATTGTAGCAAATTCTGGGGAGATAACTGTTTGGAGGTTAACTTTTCTAACAAATGTAGATTCTATTCCACCATAATATCCATATAATTGAATTATTCCTTTATTTGAACCTACAATAGTTCCTGGGATTGGGGTGATATCAATAATTTTAATAATATTGTCTTCTTCATTTACTATTGGTTCTAAATTATTTAACCCCCCCAATGCTCTATTTATTCCAGAACATATAGAAGATAAAAATTTAAATAAATCAATATTTCCCTTATCATCTTTTTGTGAAATACATTTAGTGATGAAATCAAAATTAAGATAAACATCCATAATGCTAGCTTTATTTTCATTAGTAGGATCCATCCATGGGGGCTCTAATTCACTTAAAACTTTAGCATCTTTTCCACTAACTTTAGTAAATTTATCTGTTCTTACTAAACATACTTTAGGGTCTAAAGATATAGAAATTGGTAAACAAAACATATCTCCTGAACTATATTGGATTTTAATAAGTGGAGATTTATTGTTAGAGCTTATTACAGGTATTATATTTTCTTGAACATATTGAAGTAAATACCCAAATTTAAGATAATATTGATGTGTGGTTGATTTAATTCTAAATGCGGTTTTTGGAGGAGCCGTAGAAAGAGGATTATCAATGGATGATGCTACTGTAGAACTTACTTCTACATATTTAACTAATATTTCAGTACTACTAGGATCTGAATAGCCTTTAGAGTTAGAGCCAGCATCCTTTATATCTGTTTCAGGACTTGGGGTTGATGCTACAGTATATGTCTTATATTGAGCATATAGTTCTTTATTAGCATCTATACTAGGATCTACTCCGGTAAATGATTTAGTTGATTTTTTATCATATGAAATTGAAGTTCCACTAGTTGTAGCTTCATAAAAATCATATGTCTTAGTATAAGTAGAAAGGGTTGATGATGAATTTGTTAAAAATTCACCTACTATTACTTTTTTTCCATCTGTTAATGTTATTGATATTTCGTCAGGCATATGATATTAATTAAGGCCAATATAATTGGTCTGATGAATTTGCAAATCTATTATAAAAATCTCTTGCAGATTTAGTTCTTTTAAATTGATAACTACCTTCATATATTGGTTTACCTTTATTACATTCATGGCATACTTCAACTATTGCTGCAAATTTCCAAGTTGAATCTTCTATAGTAGTTTTAGATAAAGGATCATTTAACCATCTATCAGTACTACTTTTCCATCCTCCTTTAAATAAATAATTTAATTGAGCATTTACTGTGGAACCTACTAAAGATTCTAACATTTGTTTTGATTTGGTTAAATCTGTTTGGCCTGGGTTGCCTAATTGATTTCCTGAGTTCCATTGGATTAAACCTAAATCGGTAGTTCCTCCAAAATCTTTATCATTAAATGCTCCTGGGTTAAATCCTGATTCTTCAAACATGTTACCCATAGCAGCGGCTACTTGGATTTTAGTTAAACCTTGAGCTTTTAAATATGTAAATATTTCTAGTTCATTTATTTTAGTTTGACCACTAGATATAGTAGATGTAGTTCCTGATGGGGAGGTTGAACTTCCTTCTACGGTTGATACTGCTGGTTGTGGTGGTGGGTTAAAATATGTCCACAACCAAAGCATAGAAGTGATTAAGTTATCGTCTTTATTTTTTTCTAAAATTACTGAATTTCCTGAAATTGATTGGTTAGCTTTTCTAGCTTCTTTAAGGAATGTTGTAGTTTTACTATCAACTGAAATGTCTGTTTTTAATGATTCAACTACATCTCCTAAACTTAAAATAGTTAAAGTTATATCATATGAACCATCAGGATTAAAAGCCCAATCAAAATTAGAAATTCTTCCCAATAAAGCATCGTAATTACCACAATATTTTTCTCTTTTTCTTTCAATAAATGGTAATACAAATGTGTAATCTCCATCCGAGGAAAAAGAAAAGAAAATATCTTCTATAAGAGTATTATGGATTTCTTGAACATCTCCATTTTTATCTAAATAAAATGTATTTCCCCACTCTAACATTACAGTATAACCTATTCTCATATAAAGAACATCAATAGCATCAAATTGTTTTTTATTGTGGGCTTTTATTTTTACTGTTGATTTTTTTAATGAACCACGATTTAATGCTTTAACATCAGCACTTATTATACCGGCCATAGGAACAGGACCAAATTCACTATATTTATACGTTTCATCAAATCCATTTTTTTGAGTTAAAGACGAACCGTTGAATGTTGATGTTCCATTAAATAATACATTATTTTTAGCTAATGAACTACCTATTCCATTTGTCGTTACATAAACACCAGAAGCTAATTTTATCCAGGATGTATTACTATTCAAATAATGTATTTGTTCTGGGGTTCTGTTTTTAGCGACTCCACTCCCATAAACTTCTTGTCTTTTAGTTATTTGATTTTTTACGTAAGGTGGAATTTCATTTCCTATTATTGACATGTTTTTAAGGTATTGCGTTATCTAAATTTTGACCAATTAATGCAAATGATGGAGTAGCGGCTCCTGGATGGGTTGGGTAAAATCCGATTTTTGGGTTGATAAGAGTTGCTCCTAAGTTTGTATATTTTGTATAATATGCATTTACTTCTGATTCTAGAATATTTTTTAATCCTACAGTACCTGGTACTGCTGTCCACCCCCAAGAACCTTGGATAACAAATATTTTAGCGTTAGGGAATTTTAATTTAACAGCCGCCATTAATCCAGGAACATCATCATTCATAAATTTACCAAATCCACCATTTGTACCTACACATAAAGCTACATTTTTAACTTGTGGACTTACAGCAAATGCTTTAATATCATCTCTCATATTAAGAGCAGTCCAACCACTTTGCCATAATGAACCTGGTCCTCCTGTTGGTTTAAGTCTTGAAAATTTAGTTGATTTTGCATCTACATCTGGTGTTTGAGAATCTCCTATTAATAAATTTGGTGGGACTGTTCCTGTAAATGGAACTGCAGATGGAGAAACAGCTGTAGAAGGTGTAGAAGTAGTTGTAGTTGTAACTGGTTGAGGTCTTGGTGTATTATTTAAAACATTTGTTATTTTAAAATCTGGGATTTTAAGTGGGGTGGAGTTAGGGTGACTTATAGTTTGAATTTCAGTTTCCCAATCATGTTTTCCTAACTTATGGCTAATTTCAGTTACTATAAAATTTAATGCATCTCCATAGTCTTTAGGTAAAAATTTAGTATTAGTTACAATTCTATTATATATTTTTATTCCTGAGAGACCGTCCATAGTAAAACTTAATTTAAATGGGATAAATCCTATACCACCACCTTGTTTTTCTTTACTAGAAGCCATCACATATTTGTAATATTCTGTAGCTATTGATATGTTTTTATTTATTATATCATCTGATATAGTTCCTAATTCACTTGGGGTATCTCCTAAAACTCCACTAAATCCATAACAATATGTTTTCCATCCAATGAAATCGTGCACATAATTATATTCTGCCTCATTTTCATCTCCTATAGTTGCTGATGAAGGGTTAGATGGGATTAGTGTTTTTCGAAATCTATCTGTAATACCTTCATTCCATCTAGCAAATGCTGTAGCTTCGGTTCCTTTAACATATCCTCCAGCAGTAGCCCCAATAGAAATCATAGTAGCATATTCTGGGGTTATTGCAGTTTTAATATCAAGATTTCTGATGAAATTTGATTGGGTTCCATAATAACCAAATAATTGCATAAAATATGATGGGGTTGATAATACTCCTGGGATTGGTGTAGAGTCTATTATCTTAAGAATATTTTCAGATTCATCTATTATTGGTTCTAGATTATTTATTCCACCTAGAGCTTGATTTAATCCTGTACATATTGCTGAAAGGAAATTATAGATATTTACATTTCCTTTTTCATCTACATTACTAGAAATACAACTATTAATAAATCCAAAATTAAGATATATATTCATAGCGTATGCTAAGTTAATATTAGTTCCACTACTATCTATATCATTCCAAGATTCTAATTCACCTAATACTACATCTGGTTTTTTATCAGATTTAATAAATTGTTTATTTTTTACTAAACATACTCTAGGATCTAATGATATTGAAGATGGAAGACAATACATTAAACTACTATTTTTACTATATACTATATCTACAATTGGGGAATTTGAACCATTTGTACTTATTTCAGGTATAACATTTTCTTTTAAAAATTGAAGTAAATATCCAAATTTTAAATAAAATTGTTCTGGGTTTTGGCATTGAATTTTAAATGCTACTTGTGAAGGTGCATTTTTTAATGGATTATCAGTGTTTGATGTTGTAGTTGTAGTAACAGATTCTACCCATTGAACCCTTGCATTTTTTGGGCCAAAAGAATTGTTTTCATATTTTCCGGCATTTCCTATTACCTCTGGATGGGAGGGGTAAATTTGATTATATTTTTTAAGGGCTTCATCTCTAATAAATTTATCAAAATCAACAGTACCCGCGGGGGATGAAATTGAGGTTTTATCTGATTCTATTTCAGCACCTCCAGGTCCACCTCCAACCCAATGGATTAAATTCCAAGTTTTAACTGAGGAAGAAAATGTTGCTGTATTACCTCCATTATTTAAAAATTCACCTACTTTATGAGATTTAGTTTGTTCTATAGTAATTTCTGGTCTAGTAGTACCAGCTTCAGTATCAGTATGATCAAAATATTTCCATAAAAATAACATAGAACTAATTATATTATCATCTTTATATGTTTCTATAATAACTGGGGTGTTGTTGGCAGTTTTAGCATTTCTTCTAAATTCAGTTAAAAATTTAGATGTTTTATTATCTATAGATAAATTTGTTTTTATAGATTCAATTACATCCCCAGCACTAGTTATTGTTAAATCTATATCATATGATGCATCTTGGTTAAATGTCCAACTAAAATTAGTAACTTTACCAAACATCCCATCATAATTTCCATGATATATTTCTTGATAATCTTTTATTCTAGGAAGGATAGATTTATATGAACTTTTTGATGGGGAGGAAAAAAATAAATTTTCTATAATAGTATTTTCAACTTTTTGAAGATCAGTACCATTAGTTGTAAAAAATGTGTTCCCCCACTCTAACATTACATTATATCCTAAACGTAAATAAAGTAAACTAAGAGTTTCAAATTGTTTTTTGTTATGTGCTTTTATTTTAACGTTTGCCTTTCTAATAGAACCTCTATTTATGTATTTTATATCAGCACTTATTATACCAGCCATAGGAACAGGTCCAAACTCACTATATTGATATGTTTTATCAAAACCTTGTTTTTGAGTTAAAGACGAACCGTTAAACGTTGATGTACCACCAAATAATACATTATTTTTAGCTAATTCCATTCCTGTAAGGGATGGATTTAAATCAGAATTAATTAATCTAGATGAGTCTGATATTGATACACCAGATGCTAATTTTATCCAAGTAGTATTAGAGTTAAGATAAGCTATTTGTTCTGGGGTTCTTGTTTGGTTAGTTCCGCTACCCTGGACTTTTTGTCTAGCTTTTATTTGGTTTACTACCCAAAGTTCTATATCTTGTCCTATTACATTACCCATAACCTATTTAAAATTATTTAAATCACACCATTTAATCTCTCATAACTTGAAATAATACTAGGTATTCTACTTGGTGATGGAATTCTTAATTGAGCACCAACACTTGGATATATTGAATCCAAACTTTGAAATGTGTTAGATCTAGCTATAACCCACCATAAACTAGAATCACCATAATAATTTTGAGCCATAATATCATATCTGTTACCTTGTGTAATATACACATAAAGATCTGAATTTCCAAGGGGAATTTCAGGATATTTAACAGTTGAATATCTTTTTATTTGACTTTCTGGGGTTTGTCTAATAGGGATTCTAGAATATCTATTCATAATATGTTAATTTATATCCCAAATGGGTTTTCTTGAACAACATTGTTAGATGCTCCAAAAAAGAATGCATCTACTTGATTTCCTTCAGTATATGTTCTTATTATTTGATTTTGGTCTGAAGGTAATTGGTCGGTTAAATCTATTGGGGGTGGTTTTAATGATTTATATAAGAAAGAACCAGAAGGATCAAAAGTATTATTATTAGAAATATATCTTTGATTTCCAAAAGCACTTTTACCATCTTGTTCACCATTTAAAATGCTTCTAAGGGTTTCTGCATCTGTTTCTCCAGATGGAGTAACTATATTTTGTATTTTCGGTCTGAAATTTTGTATAGGAGTAAATTTCATTTGAACTTTAATTATAAAAGGAAGTTCTAATGGGGCAATATCTGGAGCTGGATAAGTTGGGTCTTGTATAACTATATTCCATGGAGAATCTTCTGGAATTTCAAATTGAAGACTGTTTATTATTCCTGGTTGGTTATCTAAGTAATCTCCTAAAGTAAGGTTAGCAATATTACCTCCCATATACCCATTAGTTGAGTAATATGGGGATAAAGAAGATGCTAAGTAATTTAGTTTTCTATACATGGTAACTAATTCTTCTTTAGATTGAGCAACTACAGTAAATGATAAACTTATATCTCTATTAAATCCACCATATTTGTAAAATTTTTCTCCTCTACCCATATACTCAATCTTATTCCAATCAGCACTATATGAATCACCAAAAGAATCAATAAATGATCTAAAGTGCATATAAAAATTTTCTTTTGTATCTGGGTTGTAGATAGAAATATGAAATTTAATCATATCATCTACTAAAGTTTTATCTTGAATAGGTTTACTAGATTGATATATAGGCAATGCTGTAATTCTATCTACAGGACCCATCCTTGTTTGGGTAATATTATCAATTTTTCCTAATGTAGGAAAATTTAAATTTCCTGGTGATCCGGGTCCTGTGCCTTTTTTCCCACCTAGATTTAATCTAGTTTCAATGTTTTGAGTTTTATAACTAGGAGAGATACTTAAAAATGTATGACCTTCTAAAGCATTTAAACTTTTTCTAAAATCTTCTAATGTAGAATGATCAACATCATTTTTTGTTTGAAGTTTAATAATTAAAGGATCTGTAGTAGAGTATTTTTTAGGATTTAATGGGACAGTACCATTAGCTAAAGTAACTGTAACTGTAGGAGTAGGATCCGTAGCATATGTTACTTGAGTAGCCCAAGGTTGTAATGTTAATGAATTATTTTCTAGTAATCTAGAGGAATTTGATAATTTAGATATATAATCAGGATCACCAAAATAATCTTCAGCAGCATATCCAGCTTTGTAAAATACTGAACCTCCACTTCCATTTGGTCCATTACCATATATAAAATCTGGGGAGAATCTATTTGGATTATTTGGGCCATGGTTGGGGTATGCTGTCCCTTCATATGGGTCTTGAAAGTTATAACCTGTTCTTGCAGGAGTTATACCATCATTTAATGTAGCAAATTTAATTTTAGTTTTACCTATACCTAAAATACTACCTGGTCCTCCACCATATGATAAAAGTGTGTCTGCAGTAGATTCAACAGAATTATTTATATTTAATCCAAATTTATCCCATAATCTTAAAAGTCTATTTTTATATTTTCCACCTAAAGTAAGTTCTTCTAATTCTTCTTCGGCATCTAGGATTTGTTCGGGAAGTTTTTTTACTTGTTTAGCATAATATGCTTCTTGATCTTTATCGTTTTTTATAGCTTTTTCACGGGCTATTTTTTCTTGAGAGTCTTTATTTTTTGCTTCTTTAAGTTTTTGTTGATAACCATTATTATCTGATTCTATAGTTTTTCCTAGGGTTTCATCAAAGGTATATGTTGTTTTATCATATCCAGTATCTCTTCCCCATTGTAATATAGCGGCTTCATATGATTGGTAAATTGAACCATTATATGGAACATTTCCTGTTTGATATTGAGGATCAGTACTAGCATCATAATCTTTATAGATTTGGAGGTGTACTTGAGCATCCGTTAAATAATCCTTTAATTTTTGGATTTTATTAATTTTTCTAGATACTTTGCTTTGATATCCTTTAGAATTTTCGGAAGAAATATCATTTTTATTTCGATTAAATGCTACTTTTTGATAGTCTCTAATACTTAATTGAGGAATTATACCTGTTGGGTCAATCCCTTTATCATTCAAATGTATACCTGCAAATCCAGTAGCAGCTTGACCAATAGTAGATAATGGAGTATATAATCCTCCATTTAAAACTCCATATAAATATGCTGCACCTGCCCTAGCTGGTTCTGTTTTAACAGCAACTCTAGAAAGTAAATTTTGTTTAGCTAAAAATAAAACTCCGTTTACACTTTTGTAATCTAAAAAATATTTTGTTAAACGAGTAGCATCAATTACAGAACGTGATAATGATTTAGTTCCTCCTCTGATTATGCTATCTGGTATATTTGGTAAATCATCAACAGCATATACAAGACTTCCGGCTAAAGGTCCAAAAGAAGCAAATTGGTTAAAGGTATTTTGGACTAAACCCGCTGGGCCTAAACCATTAGTTGGTTTAAAAAAAGCAGCGTTGAATGGGAGTAATCCTGGTTGAGACCAAGCATTTATAAAATTGCCCCAAGCATCTCCTACTGTCTTAGTACCTGTTCCTGTAAGTCCAACACCTTTTATATAAGGTTGACTACTACTTCCTCCACCAGGTCTATCTTTACCAAACGGAATACTTTTTTGTCCAAAACTATTCGCTGAAGATACATTTCCTACCTGACCTTCAGAATTTCCAGAGTAAAATTTAAAATTTTCTGGGTTAGTTAATAATTTGACAAGAAAAGAACCCATTATATTATTGGTTTAATGATTGAATTTTACTTTTGTATGAATTTGTAGGAGTATAAATCGGTTTATAATTTGGGTCTGCTCCTATAGGATCATTTAACTCTAAAATAGATGGGGAAGGTATGTAACTAAAAGCTCCATTTTCATAAGATAAATAATCTCGAAAAAATAAAGGATAATTACTTATTTCTGAACCCCTTGTTGAAGCTCCTCCATTTTGTTGTTGAACATCATAATGTAAATTAGATTTTTTTGTAGACAGAGGATTAACACGTGGAGTTGTTCCATCATAGGAACTCAAACTAGACCCATTAACTGTTAGCTTATCTAATAATCCCATTACGTTATATTTTACCCAGGTAAGTTATTCAAATATTGTGGGGGAGTTACACCATTAATATCTAATAATGAGGGAGTTGGGAATCCTGGTAGGTTAGGGCTACCGTTGATCGAGTAAGTATTGTGTAAAGTAGATTGTTGAGTATCTAAGTTTGTTACAGGAGGAGTAGCTCCATCAAATTGGCTCAATTGTGATCCTTCTGCTGTAAGTTTATCTAAAAGTCCCATGATTAATTGTTTTTATTATAAATATTATATTATTGTACTTTGTAACTATTTTTTCTCATAGCATCACCATCAGCATTTGGATTTGCTCCTGTTGTTGCTTCAATTACTTTAGTTCCATCTATTGATACGTTTATTGGACGACTAGCTAATGCATTTAAATCCGCACGTAACTGCGATATAGCATTTACCACAGCTGCCATATCTCCACCACCACCACCTATTTTAATACTACCTTCAGCAGTAGAAACAACATCATTTCCTTTTGATGATTTTGAACCAAATAAATCAGTTCCTGCTATAACTGAATCTTTATTATTTAATTGGATTGAACCTTCAGGCCCAGTCAATGTTCGTTTACCATACCCTGAACCTCCAGCTGCCGGGAAGACTCCATCATTTACTTTGGCATCGGATTTAGCTGAGGATACAGCTGCCATTATTGCAACTATACCTCCTACTACTGCTATAGCACCTACACCTAGTGTAAGGGCTGATGCTGTTGCTGCTGTTGTTGCTGCTAAAGCTCCAGAAGTTGCTAAAGCAGAAACAAGGCCTGAAATTAAACTGGTTAATTTTATTCCTGCTATTATAGCAGCAATACCGCCAAATAATAATTTTAAGGCTTTAGTATTACTAGCTAAACTAGCTATCATATTTACTAAATTCATTGCAGGTCCTTCAACTATAGATGTTACCGTTGCTTGAAGTTTTTCCATAGCAGCATTAAATCTATCTTGAGCAGAAATTTTAGTAAGAGCAGCTTGAGCTTCTTTTTCATTTCCTACAGAAGCCATTAATTGATTGGCTTCATCCATTTTACCTTGAGCTTTTAAAGCTTCAACACGTTCTTGGATTTGTTGTTTTGTTTGATCTCCTAATTTATTTAAATTTTCTTGATAAACTAAAGAATTAGCTAATTCATCCGAACTCATTCCAACAGCTTTTGCTAGTGCATCTTGTTGAATTACATTCATTTTTGCAAAATCGGCTGCACTTCCAACTTGTTTTAGCATTTCACCGGCTGCTTCTGCTGATTTTCCCTCTAAAGCTAATGATCTGGCTTTTTCTAAATTAAGATTTTTACCAGTTAATAATTCAGCTGTAAGTTCACTTTCAATAGATTGTTCAAAATCAAGTAAACCAGAAGCGGCCTTTTTAGCTTGATCTAATGAAATACCTAATTTATTTGCTTGAACTACGGCTTTAGCTATTAATGCTGGGTTATTTTGGTATTGTAATCTTAATTGACCCGATACTTTAGCTACTTCACCTATTACTTTTTTATTATCTAATTGTATTCCTTTTTGTTTAGCTAAAGCTGATGTCTGTTTAATTACTGAATTTGTAACATCTTCTGCTGATTGACCATTAGCCATAGCTAATTGTTGAATACCGGAAGCTTCTTCAGCAGATAGCTTCATTGCTTTAGTTAAGTTAACTTGATCTTCAACTTGTTGTTCAGTAAAACCTCGTGTAGCTCCAAAAGCATCTGCTAATTCTAATTGGGAAGCTACTTGGTTTTTAGTAGTCATTAATACATTGTTGGATGAATTTTGAATTTCAACCATTCTATCTCTAACACCTTTGGCTTCGTCTTTTGAAGTAGCCATTGATTTAGATAAATCTGTAACTTGTTGATCAGCTGCAAATCCAATTTTAATTAATTCTTGAAATCCTTTGACTATCAACCCAGTCATTACTAATGGATCTTTTAAACTAGTTAAAAGAGATTTACCCATACTTCCAAAAGCAGCACCCATTGCCTGGATTGAGCTTCCTGTTTCTTTAGCTTTATTTCTGGCTGCTTCTAATGCTTCGTCTGTCTTTAATAATTCACCAACTATAGGAATTTGAGACATTCCTTTTAAAAGAACACCAGTAACACCAGTTTTTTTATTTATTTGATCTCTTAATTTACTTTCAGCTGAAATAGCTTTCAATAAATTTTGTTCAACGGAGAAATTTTCTCTAGCTGCTTTTAATAAAACCTTTTCTTCTTGGGATAATTTTACTTTAGACCTTAATGTTCCAGATGTTGTAGTGTAAACTCCTTTTTCAACGGCTAATCTTTCAGCTGAAGTTTTTAAATCTCTTAAATTAGATTCTGCTTTAGATTGTAAATCTTTAACTTGTTTATCATTTAATTGAGATATTTCTTCTTCATTATTTTGGAATTGTTTAGCTATATTTAATAAACTAGTATATTCCTTTTTAGCATCAGTAATGTTATTGATTTTTTTAAATAACTCTTGAGTAATGGATTTTAAAGTATCCCTTAGATCTTTAAAGCTATCTCCTAAATCTTCAACTTCTTTTTTTGGTTGCTTAGCCATTTAAAATATTTTGTTATAAATATTAAAATTTAATAATTTTATTTATATTTTACTGGTATTTTGTTATTTTTTGCTTTAGATAGATACTCCGGGGATTTTACTTTTCCATCGGCTCCTATAACTGTTTTATTTCCGGATTGGTTTGAAGAATTTTGTTGGTTGTTTTTTTCATCTTCATAATGTTTAATCATTTCATTATAAGTAAATTTACGAAGCCAAATTGGCATATTGTAAACAGTATGCCAATCATAACCACCTTTTCCGTGAAAAACTATTTGATGTATTTGTGTAAATAGTGAAACCCTTATTTCAGGGACTCTATCATACGTCAGGCCAAAAAAAGTTAATCCCAACTGGGATATTGACTCTATCGCTACTTCCGTCGGGAAAAAAAGTTAGATCAACATCGGGTTGAATCTCTTTAATATATTCTCTTAATGCTCTGGAATCTTTAGCTAAGAGATAATTATCGATAAAGTTTCGTATATCTTTTTTTTCTCTTTCTCCATTTACTGAGGTTATGAGATACTTTAAACGGGTGGATAATTCTGGGGAATTATCTTTATTTATTTTTTTAAGTCCTTCTAATTCACGATTAATATCTTGTTCGTCTTTATGCGTTAAAAGTTTAAAAGTAATTGTATTTTTTGAATGAGGTAATGTAAAAACAAATTCATTTACATGGTTATTAAACAATTCTTCTTTTAATGGTTTACTTTCAATAGTTGATAAATCAATAGTATGCATTTCACCGTTATATTCAAAAGTATAATCTGAACCGTATCCTAAAATACGTGAGGCAACCATGATAGCATTTTTATCTCCTACTAATAAATCATCATAATTTATTTTAGATACAATAAGTGATTTCATTAATTTATCTAGTACTGTACCATTTTTAATATATGATTGGTTAGTAAGAATATCTTCTTCCTTAGCTGTCATATATTTCATTTCGATTTTACCACTTGCTAATTCAGATCCTTCAGCGTAAAGTAAACCTTTTGAGGGTAATTCAATGGTTTCTGTTGGTAAAGTAAATTTTGATTCTTCCATAATTCTTATTTTATATAACTTAATTGTTTGATATACATATATTAAAGAGTAGTAATATTATCAGGATTTATATTAAATGATATTACTCCTGGTACTTTTCTTACTTGGGCTGCGATTTCTTGCATTTTTGTGCGGTCAAATCCTCCTTTTACAATCCAAGGATAACCATCTACTTTTACAGTCAATATAGATTTAAATTTTTCTGTATCTTGTTCACTATATTCAAGTGGTTCTTTAGATGAAATAACTGAAATTCCAGTAATGGCTCTAATATCGGAATATATTTCTTTTTGAGGGCGTTGTTTAATATTGGAAATTAACATGCCTACCATTTTAAATTTATCTTGGTATTCTTCGTTTAATTTTTTATTTAGTTCTTCCTTAACTAACGCGCGTAAATTATTTAATTTCATTTTTCGATATATGTTATAAATATTATATTATCTAATTATAGTAACGTGTCCATGAATTAATCTACGTTCGTCTGTACCCAATATTCCAAAATCAATAACCCAAGTGTAAACTCCATCTGTTACTGATTTATTGTTGTAGGTTCCATCCCAACGTGATTCAGCATTCCAGCTCTCCCAAATCAAATTTCCCCATCTATTAAGTACAATTAAATGGAAATCATCTTTTTCATATGGACCTTCAAACATAGGACCCCATGTTGTATTGTATTCATCATCATTTGGAGTAAATGTATTTGGAACCCAATAAAGTAAAGGATCACATTCAATTACAATAATACTATATGTTTGAGGAATACTAGAACATCCATCTGCAGTAGCAGTAGCTGTTATTATATATGTTCCTGGTTTGTCCCATGCAATTGTTATTTCATTTCCATAATAATATTGCCCATCACAATACCATTCAATGTTACTAGCAATATCCGATTGAGTTGAATAACTAAAGTATTTAACATCATCACATATCTCTATGGTTTGTTGAGAAAATACTAGTAAAGGTATTAAAAATAATATGGAAAAAATTAATTTCATTAATTATGTTGTATTGGAGATAATACTGGTACTGGATTGATAACTGCTCCTGTATTAGCACTAAATGTACATCCACTTTGAGTATAAGTATAAGTAATCAAGGAATTTGTTGTTCCGGGACAAAATTGATTTCCCGATACACCTGTACCACTCCATATTCCTCCTGTAGGTGTTGCTGTTAATACTAGACATGGGTCATTAGCACAAAAAGGTCCTACTGGGGTAATTACAGGGATAACTTGGTATATCAACACATTAAGTGTTACTGGTAGAGCAGGACATCCAGCTGCACTTGAATATGCTACTGTAATTGCATTATTAATTAATCCTGGAGGACAAGCTGACCAATTTACTTGGATTGAATTTGTTCCTTGACCTGAGGTTAATGTAGCACAAGATGGAATTGTCCAAGTATATGTTCCTGCACCAACTGAAGGTACTGTATAAGTTGATAATGCTGTGGTTTGGTAACAAACGGTATCCGGGTTAATTGTTGTTAATTGAGAATAAACAATTGATGGGATAATTAGAAGAAGTGTAAAAATTAATTTTTTCATTTTTTTGTTTTTAGTTATGAATAATATTCCCTAATACAGGGGTTGTTGCGTTAATTGTTCCATTAAACACGTTAAACGGCGTTACGGCATCACAGCTATTACTCGTATAACTACCCCAAAGCCCATCAGAACCTGCGGTAACTTGAATTAATAAACTTTGAGGGGTACATACATTTGCTACTACTAAAGTAACACAAAATGTCCAAGTACATGAGCCTGCATCTCCAAAATCATTTCCTGGATTACCATCTATGGTTAAATCAAAAAAGTATCCTGGTCCTACTGTTACTACAGGTGTTGTGGTTGATGTTACTGAGGTTTTCCATACCCATTGCCCTCCAGTTGCATTACCTCCACAATTAGCAGGAGCCGTTTGAGGTGTAACAGAAGCCCAACCAGCACCTAATGTCAAGTCAAATCCATCTACCCAATTAGTACCTGCTTGTGTATATCCATTCATTGTATAACACATTGTTACTGTTTGGCCAGGTAAATAAGTTCCTCCTACGGGTGGTGGGGATAAAGTAAATGATTGTGTTCCATTACATTGACTATAACTAAAATAAGAAATAAAAATAAATAATATAACAACAAATAATTTCATGCTTATAAATATAATAACAAATTTTTAATATTCCAAAGGAAAACGAAAGCTCCACCACTTACGTGAGGAGCTTTACTATTACGCGAATATGTTTTAGTAATTCAAGATACAATAATCTGGTTGTACTGTTATTGTAATATTTACTGCTGTACCATCATCATCCCAATTATAATCTCCAAAGTTAACTTCAGTAATCATAGCTCCTTTAAGAATCCATTCATTAACAACATCACCTACAGGACCTAAACCATTAAATGTGATATCTTTTTTATAGAAATCAGAATAACCATCTCTACCTGTTACTGACTCGTGACCTAAACGAACCCATTCCATTACTGTTTGTGAACCAGCAGGGGTAATAGCTTCAAATAATGTGAATTGAACTGTATTCCAGATAGTTTTTCCTTTTACGTAACGTTGAACGTTGATGTGATTAAGAGCAACTGCGGTTTGTGTTAATGAAATAGCACCCATTCCTTTTACCAAATATGATGGGATTCCATCCATATAAAGGATGAAACGGTTTGTTAGCCTTGGTTCAAACGCTGTGTAAAATATTTCGTTCGGATTTAAAATTGCCATTTTCTTTTTATTTTAATTTTGTTTTATTATAAATATTTAATTTTTTAGTTTTTATCCAGGAAATTCAGCTCCTGTTGGTAGTAAGATAAAATCTAAAGAAATAAATTCTGCTGTGCGTGTTGGTTGAATGTAAATTTGTCCTACTAATTGATTTCTATCTATTACATCTGGTCCATTATTTGAATCATCCATAATTACTTTAAAGGCATATAGACCTTGTTTTTGTTGGATTGTTTCTAAATATGGGTTTACTCTTACAAGGAATGAATTTCTTGTAGAAATAGTGTTTTGTTCAAATACTACTGTATCAGCAATTTGACGGATATAGTTTTTCAATTCAATCAATAAACGTCTTACATTTACTCTATCAAGTGCAGAAGCTGCTTTTTGTAATGTTTTTTGTCCAAATACTACAACACCTTGTTTTGGTAAAGTAGCTAATGGGTTAACATTATTTTCGTATAGTGTATCTTTTTGAGATTGACTTAATCTATATTGAGCACGTAACACTGTTGATAAACCACCACGATTAATACCTGCTGGTGCGAACCAAGGAGCTGATACTTTATCGTTAAATGCATATACACCTGGGATTACAGTTGATGCTGGTGCCCATACGTGTTTTCCTGTGGCTGGGTCTACAATTCTTACCCAAGGCCAATATGTTGCAGCATATGATGTGTCTCTAGTTTGTGCTTGTGTTTCAGCGTCTATTATTAATCCGTCGTATGAAGTTAAATCCATTACAAATAAACTATCTCCTCTATTTTGAGTATTTGTTATAATACTTGTAATTTGAGAAGGATGTAAATCATTTGTTAATCCAGGAGTAAATAATACATTATATTGGTATGCTTCATTGTTAGATAAAATATCAATTGCTATGTCATAATCAGCTCCCACTAAACCTTGTGAATTTCCAGATGTTATAGTATCGTAAAAATTAATATCAGTTGGTTGTGAACCTACAGCACCATTAAATAAACCGTTTTGAGCTACTGGGATTGAACCTGTGTATTGTGGTTTTGCAACACCGTTTGGATCTAAATAATTTGGTGTGGGGTTGTTTACTGCTGTTACACGAACATATAAAGATCTATTTGGGTAATTTCCAGTAACTATAATTTGATTAGTATTTGGATCATATACTTGTTTTTGATCACCTATTACTTTAGAAATATATTTTGGAGAATTTGGATCTAAACTAACACCATTCCAACTTTCAAGAATTGTTTTTTTATTGTTAAGATCATCTCCTCTTCTTATTAATAAGTTGAATGTACCTGAACCTGTATTAGGGCCTGTAATTTCAAATCTAATGTTATCTTTAGTTCCTAGGGTTAATGATCCATTTGATCCTGTAACTCCTGTATTCATTACTGTACCTTCACCAATTGTTTCAAGTTCAAAAATATTAAATCCTACATATCCTGATTGTACATATCCATTTATTACATATAATTCATCATTAGTAACATAAGAAGATGTTGCTGAGGTGAATGAACCTGATGCTACACGAGTTACTATTAAAGATAGACCACCATAATTAAAATAATTATAAGCAGCAATAGATGTAAAATATGAATAATTTAAACTTTCACTAGTAACTACATCACCAAACCAAGTTGTATATTCAGAATAAGAAGTAACTTTAACCGGAATGTTAACCGGTCCTTTTGCTGTAGGTCCCATTATAGCAGCACCGGCTTGTGTAGGTTGTGCTGTTAAAAATGTATTATCTATCTCATTTAGTGAAACCCCAGGAGATACTGTAAAATTTGCCATTGTATTTTTTTATTATAAATATTAATTTTTTTCTTAAAATTTAGTTTAAGATGGGAAAACTGCACCTGTAGGTAATATGTTGAAATCTAAAATAATAAATTCAGCTGTTTTTGTAGGTTGTAAATAAATTTGACCTATTAACTGGTTGTTGTCTATTACTGTTGGTGTATTGTTAGATTCATCCATTACAACTTGATAAGATGTTAATCCTTGGTTATTTTGAACTGTAGATAGGTAAGAATTAATAATAGATGAAAATTCATTTCTAGTAACTGTATCATTTTGTTCAAACACATATGAATTTGCTACTTGAGAAATATAATTTTTCAATTCAATCAATAAACGTCTTACATTTACACGATCTAATGCGCTTTGTTTTTTCTGTAAGGTCTTTTGTCCAAATACAGTAACGCCGGAATTTGGAAATGTTGCTATGGGGTTGATGTTAGCTTGGTAAAGTGAATCTCTATTTCCTTGGGTTAAAAATCTTTCTGCTGCTAATGCATTAGTAATTATTCCTCTATTTATACCAGCAGGAGCAAACCATGGATATGAAATTGAATCATTTTTAGCATAAACTCCAGGTATCATAGTAGAAGCAGGAACCCATCTTTGAGTAGCTGTATTAGGATCAATTGTTTTAACCCAAGGCCAATAATTAGCAACATATGAATTGTCATATAATGCTCTAGCACCGTTAGTTAAAATAGCATTAATAGGAGAATTATATTTTACCAAATCAATAACTGTCATGGTATCTGCTCTTTCAGTAACAGTATTAACTAATTGTGTTATTACTGAAATGTGATCGGTAAATGTGTCATCTGCAATTAATCCAGGTGCTGTAATGAAATTATATTTGTAAGCATCTTTATTAGCAAGTAATGCTATAGATTCAGTATAATCATTTGCATGTAAACCTTGAATATTATCATTTACAATATTTTCATAATATGCTCCAGCAGCAAATGTTGGGATATTATCTCCGTTTCCATCACCAAATACTCCTTGAGCTGCTTTTGGAAGTGAACCTGTATATTCATTTTTAGGTAAACCTAAATTATTAAAATAATTTGGAGTAGGTTGATTTACTTGTTTAACACGAACATAATTTGATATGTTAGGATAATTACCTACGGTTTGGATATAATACTCACCATTATCTTCTTGAATAGTTTCATATTGATTTCCAATTATTTTTTCAATATAATTTGGTGAAAATGGATCTAATGATAATGGACCCCAAGTTTCTACAATTGATGGTTGAACACTTGAATCATTACCTTGTCTAATTAACAATGTAAAAGTTCCGTTATCAATATTTGGAGAAAGTATTTGCCATCTGTAATTATTAGATGAACCACTTAATAAAGTATCGTTTGTGCCTGTAGGACCATCACTATTTAATATTTTTCCTTCAGCAAGAGTTTCCAATACAAATACACTAGTATTGTATGGAGCGCCTGCAGAATGATCAGATGCTGAAACAAATGATGATGAAGCTGGTGTCCACGCTGTTAAAGTACTACCACTTACTACTCTAGTTACAAGTAAAGCTGATCCGCCATTGTTAAAATAGTTATAAGCTGAAATTGATGTTAAGTAGGTATATGATTGACCTCCACTAAGAAATGTAGTACCATACTTGTTAGTATAGTCACTATAAGTTGTACATAATGTGGGGATTCCGACTTTTCCTTTAGGGGTTGGTCCTATAATTGCTGCTCCTGCTTGAACTGGGGCTTGTGTAATAAATGATTGATCATTTTCTATGGCTAATACACCAGGTGATACAATTGTTTCTGCCATTTGTTATAAATTATTTTATTATAAATATGGTAAAACTAAAATAGATTAATCTAAATTAATAATCTCACCGGATGTTGGGTCTACATTAGACTTACCATACTTTTCAAATATTAATTGAGTAAAACTTTTTTCCTTATTTGCTAATTCCTCTAAAAACTCTTTCGCATCTGAATATCTTTGGTCGATTTGGATTTTTACCAATTCGATTTGGCCTAGTTCTAGAATTACTGTTTGAGTTCCTTCTTGAATTTCTTGTAAAGTTTTAAATTCTTCTTCTGTTAAAAACTTTTTTTCTGTTGTAACTTGTTCCATTTTTTATTTATTTTTATTTATTTACCTTGTGATATATATTGTTTAATATAGTTTTTACTAGTTTTTATTTTGCTAGATTTTGATTTTGCATGAACCCCTGGTCTTTTTCTCCTTGGTTTTTTGTTAAAAGAGATAGATGAAATTGATTTTGTTTTTGCTGCCATTTTATAGATTATTTAAATTAGTAACGGTTTCTATTCCTACAATAACTTGAGATGTACTGTTGTATTTTTTTATAGCTGTTAATTGTTTTTGAATGTTGTCAGGGATAATATATCCTTTAATTGTTAATGTAAAGTTTGATTTTGCTATTCTATTAGAATTATCTGAAATTTCAATTGGAGTTGAAAATGAATTAATGGTAGCCATAAATTTAAATCGTTCCGGGTCACCCCAATACGAATCAGATGCATAATTAATTGCTTCTACAATTTTATTTAATTGAGAGACATAATATGTTTGAATAGCACAAGTGTAACTTATAGTAACGTAATCGGGAATAATATTAACAATAAATTGTTCTGTTGGTATGCGATTATTTAATATATCAAAATTTGAATATGCATTTTTTGGATTGTATGTTTTTTTCCACGATGTGTATAAATGTGGTGTATTAGCATCCATTTTATTTCCTAAAGATCTATTTTTATCTATAGTTTCACGTTTAAACATAATAAGCGGAGCCATAATAGCACCATTTTTATCTTTATAATATCCATCTTTTTGTGTTGATTTCCATTTTTCAGGTGAACCATATATAACAGGAACAGCTATTCTAACATTGTTTTGAATAACATATGGACGTATCACATTTTGAAAATAATACATTATAGATTCATCTATATCTTCAAATCCTACTGTAAATTGTTTGGTAGTATCTCCTTTGAATGATGTTTGTAATGAACGATTAATACCTAATCCATTTTGTTCATTTGCTGTGAATTGATCAAAATTAGAAGGTATATTAGGATTGCCATAAGATTCCCCGGTTTCGGGAAACACATATGGTTCTATCTGCTCATTTGAAATCTGTTTTTGGGATTTCGGAGTAGGTTTTCTAGTTGATGGCATATTCTATATTCTTTCTCTAGTAATTTGGACTTTATCAGCAGGTACATAATGTGTGATGCAAATAGTTGATATATTTGAACCAAAACCTTCTAATCCTGGGTTTAGTGGATTTATATTATATGGATAATCTGGGTCTTTTCCTACAAATAATTGATTATTAGTTGTATTATCAATTTCCCAATATCCTTCATACCACATAATTATATCTCCTACTTCAGGGTTAACATTAGCATCAACTAAATCATCACGTAAAAATTTAAATGTCATAGGTCGTTCATAACTTACACCAAAGTCATCAGTTGGTGCAGTGTTGTCTCCTCTATCAATTAGCACGTTTAAAAGAACTGGTTCTGCATATAGTTTTGTACCGGCTGCTTCACCATAGATATTTACTTTTGTTTCAGCGGTTTTAAGTTGATAAAATACACATTGTTGAGTAATAATATCCCACAACAACTCTCTATTGAGATGTCTAAACAATGAAATATCACGAGCTGATCCAAATAGTGCCATATTATCCTACAAAAATGTTCATTGGAACGTAATTAATTGTTTTTTGTTGAGCCTCACCTTCGGCTGCTTTTTTCTCTAGTAATGCTTTACGAGAAGTTGTATCAAAATATAATCTTAAACGTTCAATTAGTGCTGTTTTCTCACTAGTTGCTGCTGCGATTAAGTCTGATTGGTTTAATGTAATTTCAGATCCTGGGATTGGTATATTAGAATATTTTCCTCTAACATATCCTAGCATTTCTTTTACTAATGCTAAAGAATATTCAAATACCCATGAACGCCCAATTGAATTTATATTAGAATATGTTGGATTTTCATATGGTATATTTGATACATTTGTAATTAAATCAGAACCACCAGAATATGGGTTATTTCGTTCAGTTTTAAGTATGTAATGGAAATTTAGTTTTTGTATACCTCCTGTTGGTATAGGAAACAATCTTAATTGATTGTTAACCAATTCAAAAGTATATTGTGACTTTCTAATTTGGTCATTTAATTCAATAGCTTGAATTTTCTGTAAATCATAATTCATAGGCATTAACATAAAGTTAATAGCTGGTGAATATGATCCCCATCCAAAACTATCTAACATTTGCATCATACCCGTACCTGTACCTGCGTATGGGTCAAAATATCTTGTAATAGCGGGAGGTGCCTCGTAAAATATACGTTTAATTTCAATTCCACCTGATATGCTTTGGGAAATTGCCCATTCATTCATATCATAGTTTTGTACTCTATATTTTAAGTCAATAGAACCTGTGTGGTATGTTACTGTTCCACCAACACCTGCTTCTTCGCCATATTGATCGGAAAGTAAAACTACACCTGCTAAATTTTCCGAAATGAGTCTATCATTTGGAGCACCAATTGAAGTTGAGTTACCTTGAAAAGAAAGTAAATTATCTGCAGCTTGGTAAGCGTATAGTTCGTTTCCATAAGTAGTAACAGCATCTTCTAGAGCTGTGTAGAAGTTAATGTTTTGCAATTCAATCTCAACTAAAGGATAACCTAAGCGTTGAGCTGCAAATTTAGCAAATTTGTCAGCATCTTGTTGGAATTGATAATCATTATCGTAAAATCCAAAAGGTGTGTCGCCAGGAAAGAAGCTACTTGAGCCCGGCCATATAGGAATATTTGCCATCTTAGTATTTTATTATAAATATTAGTAAATTTAAAAGCAACAAAAGTTTTACACATTATGATATTTGTGATACTGTTACTATTATTGATGGTGTTGCTGGGAATCCACTTCCTGCTGCACTATATGGGAATGAAGTATTGTTTCCGTTTGAATGATACCAGAGCTCAACATATTCCCCTGCGTTCATTTCGTCGCTAAATTGGGAAGTTGTAAGTTGTTGTGTATTTCTCTGTACTTGTACTTGTACTCCTGAATTATCTATATTAGATCCGGTTTTTTTAAACCATATATGTAAAATAGGATCAACTGAACCTCCTTGGTTTGCTGTTAATGAGTAATGTATATTGTATAATCCTGTATTTTGAAATGTTATTCTGCTTTGACTAACTATATTTACACCACTTCCATGGTAGGTTAATGGAAGTTTAAACGATGCTGATACATTTGATGTTAGGGTTATAGAGGCCGTATTAGCGAATACTGCATAATTAAACTGCTTATTACCGTTTACATAAAATCCATCATTTATATTTAATGCTGATCCTGAACTTAGTGTTAGTGAACCTGTTAATACTGTATTACCTATTTCGGTTAAAGATCCTGAGACTTTTAGTGAGCCTGTTATTATTACATTTTGATTAAGCGGATTAATATAGGAAGCTGTTTGAGCATAGGAAGCACTAGTTGCATAGGAAGCACTTGTAACGTTTCCTCCATAATATGAAGCTGTTTGAGCATTTTCAGCCCAACTAGCTGTTCCAAAGAATCTACTACTTGATGGGATTGTTATACCTGTTGTATCTATTATTGTTGATAAGCTCCTAGTAACAGCTCCAATAGCATAAGTATAGAAAGCTGCTCTACTACCATAACTAGATGTTGAATAATTTTCTGTAGCTTGAAATTCTAAAGATGTTGGAACAGCTCCTACTACCGGAAAGTAGCTACTTGTTGCATAACCTAGTCCTGCGAACCTAACTAATACATCTCCTGATAGTGTTGGGGTTGGGAGTGCTGCTGTTCCCCTAGCGTGCCTACCTACGTAAATTGCTCCTATGTTTGTTCCAAATCCATCAACAGTTACCCTTGCAGCTTGAGCATTGTTACTGGTAACGTGAATCATTCCACTAGGATTAATTACAGGTTGATAAGAACCTGATGGATTTCCTATAATACTAAATGCTCCAATATCATTGGCTGGTATATTTGGTACAAGCAATATTGTCCTACCTGTAGTATCAACTCTAAATGGTGTGTAAGAACCACTTACTACTCTAAAACCAGCTGATTTAATGGATACATCTCCTCCAAGATTTATAAGCTCTGCGTTAGCTCCACCAGGAATATCTGACTGTATGTTAATAGATCCTGATTGTACGTAAATTGATTTCCAAGGTTGTGTTAGAGATCCTAAAGAATATGAACTAGAAATTTGTGGAAGAACATCACCAAAAATAAGTATGCTACCGGTCATGGCAATGCTACCAGTTAGTGAAGTATTTCCTGTTAGTGTATTATTTCCTATTTGAGTTGTTGAACCAGTTATATTTAATGAACCCGTCATTGTAGTAGTACCTTGAATTGTGCTAGAGCCACTAATGGTAATACTACCTGAAAGTAGGGTATTTCCTAGTAATGAATTATTTCCAACTTGTGTTGTAGATCCAGTTACATTAAATGAACCAGTTATATATACGTTTTGACGTAATGGATTAACATATGATGCTGTAGATGAAAATGAAGCACTTAAAATACTTCCAGCAGATGTAATATACCCTACATCATTAACTAAACTAGATATTTTGTTTCCTTCAAATAAAACACCTTTAAATTTGGAATTTTCCCAATTATAGTTATATTTTTTTTCTTGAGAGAAATCAGCCATATTTTATTATAAATATTAACCAAATGAACTTACAATAGCAGCATTAGAAGCAGATGTTGCAGTTGAAGCAAGTCTTTGTCCAATTGAATTAGATGCCGTTAATGAAGTTACTGCATAGTTCCATAAATCTTCTGGTTTTGCAATGGCTGTTCCAACAGTATTGTCTACGGCTACACCTATTGATACAGATTGTGGATTTGGTACTTGCATTGAACCTGTTAATTCATTTCCAGGACCAAATGAAATACCTGCACGTACATTGGAACCCGAAGGTACACCTGTAACTTGATCGGGTGATACAAGTGAAATTGTATTAGTGGATCCGGATACTCCTATTGTGTATCGGGTTGTATTATCATCATATAATCTTACGTTATAGCAATATATTGCATTTCGGGAACCTGAATTGATGAATGGGCCTGAGAATATGTTGGTTGCTGTGGTTGATGTTGATGATACTGCGTTATTAGTTGTAGTGGCTTGTAATTGACCTATTACGTTTATGATACCAGCTGTGGTTGAATTAATTCCTACTGAGGTGGATGTCCCAGCTTCTATTATTCCAGTAACATTAACTATACCTATCGATGAATTATTTATTCCATGGGATGTTGTACCAGTTCCTCCTGTAACATTTCCTGTTATGTTAAGAATTCCTGTTGATAAATTTAATAAACCAACATTACTAGATGTTCCTCCTATAACGTTTCCAGTTATATTTATAGTACCATTAGATTCATTTCTAACAGCCATACTACTATTACCATTAGTACCTCCATTAATATTTCCTATTATATTTATAATACCGTTGGATACATTAACAATAATCCAACGTCCTATAACACCAGTACCTGTTATATTACCTATAGTACCTATAATATTAATTGCACCTGTTGATATATTTCCTAATGAATATCTACCATATGGGAATACTGATTGAATAGTGATCGATCCAGTATTTTGATATTGTATCATACCATTTGTAACATCACCTCCTGAAGAATCAATTCCAAATACTGTTGATGTTATATTATAATCTCCTAATATGTTTATTCTTCCACCGGCTGCGATTCCAACTGTAGTGGTATTTCGTATACTTTGTACAGTTATGTTTTGATCTAATGT